CCTACGCGTGCGTGCGTAGGCGTGTGTATAGAGACACGCGTGTGTGTGTGTGTGTGTGTGTGTGTGTGTGTGTGTATCTCAAATAAAATTGAAACACTTTTTTATTATGACCAGATAGACAGACAACCGAACAACAATGTCAGCAACAGTCCAAATCAACCGCTATGATGATGAACAAAATGGAATGAACGAATACGAAAGGCGCACAACCGAATGGAATCAAAGCGACCAAGTTCAAGAAATGCGTGCTCGTCGTAATGCCGCAATCAATAACACGGTGAATTACCATACCGGCAATCGCATTCACCACTTACGGGCGATTCAAATGAACGACCCTATTCTATGGAACGAGATATTCGGACGCGAAATCCTGAACCCGATTCTCCGTGAATATGCCCAAGCATCCATTGATTGGGCGAATGATGATACCAATACACTCCTTTTCGCTGGACAAATGGACGTTTCGCTTTTGATGCAAGAGAATTTCCGTCCCGGCGTCCATATCGCAATCTTCTTCATATACCTTGGACCGCATCGCCATTTCCACGACGGCCACGCAATTCAAATGGAGTTTGGCGAAGGGAGTCATACTCATCAAACTGTGGCCCGGATATTTGACCTATCCGACCGTGCAATTGTCCTCCAAGCGACCGAATACCAAATGCTGAGTTATTTGGCCGATGACGATGAAGTTCTCGAACTACTCCACAATTGTTTCCTTCAGCCGGATTTCGCACCGATGCGATTTGTGTTTGTTGAACCAACTCCAACGAACGACGGCGAGGGAGGCGACGATGACGGCTATTACATCGTGAATCTAAACGCCGGCAACAACCACAGATGGCATAATTTCGCAGACGACCACCACGACCACCACGACCATGACCATGACAACTACCAGCACCAGCACCAGCAACCACCACCTCCTCCTCTTGTGAATGAAGACTTCGCAGAGATTTACAGAAGGAATCTTGCAGAAGATGATAATGAAGAATTCATTGACAACCAATACCAAGAACCCAACCGTCGAAACATTATTCAATACATGTACAACGACATCGATTACGACAGCGACGACAGCGACGACAGTGACCACGAAACCATCGAAGCACAAGGATGATGATGCAATAACAATAATATACAATAGGTAAGTGTATATTATTTTTGTTTCAATTACATTACATTACATTACATTACATTCCAAACTGACTAAAATCAGCCATCACAGGTCGAGGTGCATTAATATCCTCTGAACGTGAATAATTCGGCACCTTCTTACATTCAAACGCGGGCTCGGGGCAACGTGCGCAAGCAGGGCATGGTGGGCATTTGTGTCCATCTCCACTTCCGCTGGCAGAACCTCCTGACGCACCAGCTTGGTCATTCCCACTCACACTATTCATACCGGGGATTCCGCCAGGAGCGTTCAACGGAAATGTGCTTGGCGAGAAAGCACCAACAGGTGTGCCGAGAGATGACGCACTCACGCCACCGTTAATATTGGGGTCATATTTCGGTGTTGGCGGCAGTTTTGTATTAGACGGCAAGTCTTTCGTAGCAACCGGTTTGAGCGGGTCGGGAATATCGCTAGGTTTGGTTGTGGTAAATCCGTCACGAATATAGTTGCCTAAACTAGACGCAAGAATCAACGAGAATATCAGAATAAGAAATAGATGAACTTTGGTGAGTTGCATGATGCCGAACTTTACTTTAATACAATATGTATATAAAAAGTTTTCCAATAAAGAATTGAATCTGTTTATTTGTTCGTAATCAGCGAATCAAGTTCAAGTATACACATCATGGAAAATCAACCAATCGAACCCATTATACTTACAAAGAAGCCGCGAAAACCGAGGATGACGACGACCACGAGTCTCTTGACATCATATGTAGCTCCTCATCCTCCTAATGACAACAGCAACGACCACCCCCAGCTAACGACGCATACCTACGAAGTTGGCGTAGATGAAGCAGGACGCGGCCCTTTGTTTGGCCGCGTATATACTGCGGCGGTGATTCTTCCATCAGCCAATGAGGGTTTGTCATCGGGGTTCGATTTCACTCTTCTAAAAGACAGCAAGAAATTCAGTTCGGATAAAAAAATACGAGAGGCGTCGGACTATATCAAGGAACATGCAATTGCATGGGCGATATCCTATGAAGAGGCAGATGTTATTGACACACTCAATATTCGGCGTGCGACACTTCAGTGTATGCGAAAGGCGATAAAAAACGCGATTGAAGGTCACGTCGAAGAAATGGAACAAAAGGGTCGGTCGGTGCCCACATACACTGACTATCTGCTTCTTATCGATGGCAACGATTTCATTCCGATGGGGCGAGGTTATAATGAACATACGGATGAAATGGAGACATACCAGCATGTATGTGTGGAAGGAGGAGATAATACATACGCGTGTATTGCTGCTGCGTCGATTTTGGCGAAGGTCGCGCGGGACGATTATATAGAAAAATTATGCGACCAGCATCCGGTGTTAGATGAAATGTATTCATTACGGGGAAATAAGGGGTATGGTGCGAAGAAACACTTGGACGGCATACGGGAGCATGGGATTACACAGTGGCACAGGAGGTCGTATGGAATATGTAAATCGTTCGCGTAGCGTATCATAGTTAGAACTCATCCGCACCATACCCGAAAAATCCCCTGCGAGAAGGTGACGACTTTGCTGTTGCCGAGTAAGACGACGACGTCAGTTGATTTATTTTATTTTTCAACAGCGAGTTTTCCAGTTTAACAGTCCGCATTTCTTCGTCCATCTCTGCAACTTTGTCCTTGAATTCGTCGAGTGATTTCTGAATATTCAGCAACATTTCCAGAGTGGTTTGATTTTGTTTGACAATAGCATTTGCTTGGAGAGTTGAGGCGGTTGGAACACCGATGATAGCGAGAGACATTACGATGGATGACGACTATTTTACATGCGTGACGTGGATTTGACAGAAAACATTTCAATTTTAGTCTGCGTCTACTATATAGTGTCCGTGAATTATGGTCTGTGCCGCTTCCTGCACCATCGCGTTTATTTTCATCGTCGCCAACATTTATTGCTGTGCATTCTCTCATCGGTCGGGTGGTGTAATTCAAGAATTCGTCGCAAAACTATCACCAGAGAATCAACGCCGGTATGCCGCGATTACACGCGAGAGACAAGGCATATATTTTATGGGGTTGTTCCTTGGATTTATTCTCTCGATGATACTACTTGTATGCTGCCGTAAGTATTTCTTGGGCGGAAGTGGAGGTGGTTCGCGCGGAGGCCACGCAGGGGCGTTGTGTATGGTCGCGGCCGTCTCATTTAGCGTGAATTACTTCTACTATATTCTCTCGCCGAAGAGCGATTGGATGGTGCTTCATCTTAGGTCTGGCGAAGAAACGCAGGCATGGTTGAAGGTGTATCGCACGATGCAATATAACTATCACATCGGTCTCGTGTTGGGTATTCTGGCGGTGGTCGCGTTCGGGAATGCGTTGTGCTCATAATAAACTGCGTGCGTCTTTACTTTGGATAACATATAAAGATGTAATATTTAGTTATAGTATAACCACTCTTTGAAATGAACACCCCTCTATCTTTTTCCGCTGATGCACCTCACCAGAAGAACTGGCTTACTAAGAAGGCTCTTCCGGTCATAAAGCAAGCTCTTCCTATCGCCAATAAGGTTCTTCCTGTTGCTGCCACTTTTGTTCCAGCACTTCGTCCGGTTGCTGCCGTTGTTGGCACTATCAGCTCTCTGCGTAGGTAATTGCCGCCCAACTAGGCGAGTTACGCGAACCGCGATAAAATTGATATTAAATTCCAATATAAAGAAAATGTAGTGTTTCTTTATATTGCCATACAACAAAAACAACAACGATGCGTGTTCTCATCTTTGATACTGAGACAACTGGTCTGCCTCCTAAAAATACTCCAACGAACCAAACCGACAAATGGCCTCACGTTGTCCAATTGAGTTGGGCGATTTATAATGAAGAAACGAAGCAAGTAGAAGAAGAAAAGGATTTCATTATATCTCTCGGCACACATATTCCTATTTCACCAGAATCAACGGCGATTCATGGTATTACGAGCGAGCTTTCTCGTGCACGCGGAGTTCCAATTGAAGTTGCGTTGTTCGATTTTAAGCACGCTGCCAACCGGTGCGGAAAAATGGTCGCACATAATTTGGAGTTCGACAAGAATATGCTTCTCGTGGAGTTTTACCGTGCTAGGATGTTTCACGTGATGTTGCCCCCCATTGAATACTGCACGATGAAGCATGGAACAGATATTTGTAAGTTGGTGAAGGTATGGAAAGATGGCACAATTTCATTCAAATATCCCAAATTAATTGAGCTTTATCACGAGCTTTACGGTGCCGATGTCCCTAGTCCGGAGGGGCTTCACAATGCGAAAGTGGATGTGGATGTGTGCTTGAAATGTTATGTGAAGATGATGGATACGCAGCCGCCACCAGAATGAGAATGATAATAAAAATAATTCTCTCGAGATTATTCTATTTTTATATGTCATTCGCTATCCGAATCATTTAACGAACCCACAAATTCACTCTGTTGCATTGTAAAATACACATGAACCCGCTTCATTTTACGAAGAAAGTCGGCATTTACCAACCAATCGATTTCAGTTTTGTCGTTGTAATCTTTTATTTTTGATTTTATTGAGCATAGACCAAACGTCGTGCGAGACGAAGATGGCCGAGTAGAAGCACAATATGGCCAAAAGTTGGCACGGGTTGTAAGAAGGTAAAGAACACGTGCAGGTGTAATATACTTTATGAATCGACTGGTGCGTCGTTGGTCAGATAATGGAATAAATACTGCTAGAGAAGAATTAGAAGCCGCAACCGAGACCCAGTATTCATAATCGGGAAATGCTAGAGATATCGTCTGGGTGAAGAGACGTCGCCAGTCTGCAAATGTCCGACATGCGACGACGTCATCTGAACGAGAATACAGTAACGGCCATAAGTATAAATTCACGATATCGACCACCGTTTCATTTCGGAAGAAGTTTGGGACAATTCGATAATCGCCCGTGCTAACAGCGTTGTTACTATAATTCACTGCACACGCAAATTCTCCAACTCGCGGAGTCAAGAACGCACGTTTCTCGCACGTCATTTCACAATCTAGCCATGGATTATATTGTGAAATCAATGTGTAGAATGAAGACCCGACTTTAGGTGATTCATGAATCTGTTTTAAACGGGGATATTCTAATCCTCGGTTTTCGTTTGTAAGTGCTGGAGGGAAGATGAAATTTCGTTCAGTGGTCCATTTTATTACTGGATTGGTAGTCAATGTATTCATCGCCGTGTTCGGCGTCGTAGTTTCTTTCTTTGATGGGGATATATTGAACATGAATGAATGATGCTGGTATAAGTTATTGATTCGAAAATAATTTTCAATTTATTCATGAAGAGCAGAATTCGCAAATCTCGTCTTCATCCTCCTCCTCCACCAGTCCCGCCCCCGCCTTCTCCGGCTCCACCGTAAATTGTTGTGCTTGGTGTTTCGCCTTCCTCCGCAA